TCTATGACGTATGAGTCTCGGAACTATAAATTGATTTGTTTCTTTAATTTCTTTAATTTTAGTTTCTAGTTGCACAACTGTTGTTTTTAATTTTTTGAAAAAATCAGGCTCCTCACAACCCTCGCCTTCTTTAAATTTTGACATATCTGTAAATAAAAGTAAATCTCCTGATTTAAATTCGCAAATAGATTGGAGTTTATCATATTGATGTGCTGATGTTTTATGACCTTCGCTTTGTGCATCTAATTTCAAGTAACTAACTATTGATAATAAAAATGAAATTCCAGCATTAATAGTTGATAATGTTGTAGCGCCCCATACTTGATTTTCAAATGCAGCTGCGCACACAGAAGCGGTTGCGGAGCAAAATATTGATGGAAACATCAACATATTAAGTCTTGTTTGACAATAGCTTTCTGCTTCCATATAAATAATCTTTTGACCTTTGACGTAACTTGCCAGAATATCCATAGCGGATGAAAAATATTCATTTTTACAGTGATAAATTTCATTTAATTCATCATATACATCTTTATACGTTACCTTTTTTTCTGTAAAATAAATGGAACCATCTGGCGAAAAAGGTTTAAGAGTTGAATATCTTTTAGCTTGGTGACTGCTTTGACAATCTTCAGGCGGAGGTGGTGTTCTAAAAGGAGTTGCCACATTTTGCCCCTTTCTTCTTCTAGGTTGATTATTAAAAACACTGCTAGCGGACGACCTGCGTGAGAAATTTTGTTTTGTAGCTCTAGATCTTGCTCTAGAGCGTTCAAATGAAAAATCCTGATCATCATTGGTATCATTGGCATACTCATCGTCACAAGCCGTTTCATATGAATCAGCCCTGCTATTAGCTCTAGTTAAACTTAAATACGGTCTACGAACATTAAATAATGTTTGTGGAATTTTAGAAATAAGAAACGCTTCGTATAAAACATGATAATTTACAATATTTCTTGAATGTTTTTTGTTCCATAATTTGTTTTGTAAATTGGTTGCTATAATTAGTGCTTTTTCTTTATTTTTTTCAATAAGTAATAAAAATTCTTTACTTACATCTTTGTTGGAATGTGATTCAACTTTTATTTTAACTCTGTTATTTTTCTTCAATCCTTCTTTTAAACCTTGGATAAATTTGTCTAAAGTTAATTTTTTTTGTCCACAAGCTATCAATATTAGCGTAGGTCTAATAGCAGTGTCAACAATTTGCTTTTTTTCAAATTTAAACTTTATTTCCCGTGGAGTAGGGCCTTTCGTTTTTGCCCAATTTTTCCACGAATCATGGTGTAATGAACGAACCGACATAATATATATTTAAAATATATATATTATACTTATGAAATACGCTTAGTATCAATTTCAGCGGACACGAGATAAATGGAATTCTCAGTGATAATGATATACTCACGATCAACTTTGTAAATTTTGCTAACAGGACTAGTATACTCGTCTTCACTTTTAACAAGAAGCTTTTCACCTCCTTCTCTAACACCAATAAGTACTTTTTTATCGCACGATGCAGCCCAGTAGTCCATCATAATAGGTTTATCTTCAACAATGCCAAGTTTCGCAACATGTTTTAATGTAGTATCTCCTGGAAGTCTATAATTAGCCTCTTCGGTTCGTTGAGCCGTTTCTTCTGCCATTCTTATAGTACAAAAGTGTTTAAAATCTTTAAATACTTATTTGCTTAAAAATAAAGTAGTATTATAATAAAATAATGGACGGCGTTTATAATATCGCAAATATCAAGAATTTTCATTCTTCTTTTAACAAAGAAAATATCAAAGATGTCAAGGATAAATATGCAATATTGATATCTGAATTCTTATTATGTACTGTAGAAAATATAATAGTGCAAAATGAAAAATATTTCATGTTTGTTTTACAAAGAGGGTTAGAAACTATAAAGCACTGTTTTAAAATGATATATATGTATACTCGCAATTTGGATTTAACCATATATCATTGTAAAAAGGCATTTTGTTACTATGTTGAATTTATTGGACAGATTGGAGATGATAATCATACCTATTTACAGTTAAATTCAAAAGATGCAACATTATTTGTATATAAAAAGACTATTTTTGAAATTGACAATGATTATAGAAAAAAGTTTGAGATGACGGATGTCGATAGATTATATATGAAAGTAATTACCAATATTATTGATATATTTCATGAAATAATTTTAACAATGATTTCAAAAGAAACTGAATTTCGAGATAAAAAGGAATCTATAATTCATTTTTGTATTAAACGATCCACTAAAATTATAGATAAAATCTATAATAAAAATAAGTCACGCAAAGATAATCTAGAAAATACAGTTTTAGTTCTTTATTTTATATACGCGATAAAAGATCCACAAATAGAAAATATAAAATATTGCAGCATATGCGAGTCATTTGTTAAAAAACTCAAGAAAAAGGTTATAACAATTGATATCTTACAGGAAAAACTTTATAGAAGCGAATGTAGTAATTATATCAAAAATTTTACATCTTTAAGATTTATTAATTGGATATTTTCATAATATTAAGATTTGATTAAAATCCATTTTTTCCATATCTTTTTAACTTTAGGTTTAACTTTTTTATTAGGTGAATCTATCATAACGTGTTGATACTCCTTATTTAAAATTACTTTCAGGAAGTCGTAAATTTTATATAGAATTGGTTCATCACAATGCCCTACAATTAAAACGCTTCCAGTACGAAAGATCATAAAAGAGATTTCCAAACATTGATTGTCTCCTTTACCTTTCCCTTTTTTATCACATTTTTTTTCGCAGTGACAAACACCATCTTGCAGCTTGTTATCTTCATTATAATAAAATTTACATTGAATACCTGGATAAGAACAAGGATCATATACCACATGAATATTATAATTGTATTTTAATCTATGTGCTAGTATGTCTCGATCTATATAATAATTACACGTAAAGTTTGAATTTATTAAAACCGTATCTATATCATCCTTCTTCCATTCCAAGGTTTCTTCACAATGAGGCTGTAGTATCTCTACCAAAGCATCTAATACTGTATATAAATAATCGCTGGATTGTATTCCGGGAATCTCCAATTTACCAGTATTGAATATTTTAACATGACTTTCTTTGTATTTATCGCCATTTTTCAAACGAATGATAAGAACAAAACAATTATAAAACGCCCCTTTTCGCTTTGTTCTATAACTTGTAAGATCTTTTTTACACAATCCTACATTAATTTTTCTAACATCTTTAAATTTCACTTTTCTAGCATTAGGATTATCTATCTGTGATATTATATCGACAATTAAAACACCATTTGTTTCTTCCAATTGTTTTTCTAATTTTATTACTTCTTCTTTAGTAACACAATTAACCTTCATTTGTTTTTTAACTGTTCCTATATTTTCATTTTGGTAAGGTATCACAGGGATTTTCCAAAATACCTCATTTAAATTTATTGGTTTATTTAAATACGCAATTTTTGTTTGAGTAGATATATAAATATCACTACATTTAGGAATATCAACTTCATTAAGTTTTTCAGTTTCCTCCTTTTCTTCTTGGTTTATAATATTATTTGGGGATGTATTATTAATAAAATTCTCCCAGGCATCGTCTACAGCTAACATTAATATTGTTTGCTTCTCATTCTTTAAGTTGTTCTTTTATTCAATTTATTTTCTAATGATTATTAAAATGGAAACTATAAAACGCAACACTATCGCCAAGATGCAAAAGCGTAAAAAGGAGAAGAAATCTCAAGTTTTAGAAGATATTCTGGAAGAATATTGTCTAAAAAGAAATTCCTTTAATCCCGCTCACCCCTCTCCAAATTTATTTATTGGTAAACTCGAATTTAGAATGAAACAATACTATAATAATTTATATAAAACTACTAACCGTTTCACGGAATAATTAAGTAGATAATTATTATTTACCATACCATGATGTGTTATATATTTAAAAAATTTAATCCACTCGTCTTGTAATACATATTCTTTATTTGAAGTCAAATAATATATAAATTTTGTTAGAAATGCATTTATTTCTATATTGTAAAACGCACTTCTTTTTTTAATAAATAATGTTACCTCTTTACAATCACCAGCTTGTAATATAGCTATCATCTCCTCCCAAGTAGCATCAGTAATTATATTTTCTTTTAATAAATTTGCATTTGGAGTGTGATTAGACTGTAAAAAATTTATCATACTTCTAATATCTGATTTAAACATATATTGTATTGCTATTAAGGTTTCTTTATCGATATTTAAAGATTCTTTTTTTTGAATTTGGTTTAAAAAAATGAATATTTTTTCCTTTGGCAATTGACAAAATCGTAGTCTAACAAACTCATTCTGTAAAGCCGTATCTATCCTACTAATATAATTACATATCAAACAAAAACGTACATTTGTTGAATATTGCTGTATAAGTGATCTTAAAGCTTGTTGAGCATTTTTGGTCATATAATCAACTTCATCAAGAATAACAAATTTCATTCCAGTTCCAAATAATGATTTGGTTTTTACAAATTGACTTATTTGGTTCCTAATAATATCAATTCCTCTGTCATCACTAGCATTTAAATGTATCATGAATCCTTTTCTAGTACTGGAGTATCTGGTTTGATACAACTTAATTAAATTAATAATAGTGGTAGTCTTCCCTGTTCCTGGAGGACCATAAAATAACAGATTCGGAAAATATTGTTTTTCTATTACATTTGTAAGTATTTTTTTGTTTGTTGCGTCAAGTACAATATTATTAAATTCTGTTGGTCTATATTTTTCAACCCAAGGTATATGCTCCATTTAGATATTAATTGTATTTTACTTTTATATAAAAATATAAATTGAAAATATATAAATGACAGATATTAATGGTAATTTAACTAAAATGAATAATTCTGGATATTTAGCTGTATATTTAGGGTGCATGTATGCCGGCAAAACCTCAAAGTTGATATCAATATATAATAAAAATAAAGCAGCTGGAATCTCAACGTGTGTTATTAATTATATCGAAGATAAACGATATCACGATAATAAATTATCCACGCACGATCGTAAAATGATTGAATGTTTATCGGTTCGAAAAATATATGATGTATTTGAAAATGATCCTAATCTTTTAAAACAAACCGAAGCTTTTATCATTAATGAAGGTCAGTTCTTTTCAGATTTATTTGAGGTGGTGAAATTACTAGTTAATGAGCATAATAAAAAAGTATATGTATGTGGTTTAGATGGAGATTATCAAATGAAAAAATTTGGTCAAATTTTAGATTTAATACCTATATGCGATGATGTTGAAAAACTACACGCTATATGTACTATATGTAAAGCCCCTGCATCATTTACTAAACGCATAACGCAAGAAACTGAACAAAAGGTTATTGGAAGTGATAATCATATTCCAGTTTGTAGAATGTGTCATTCAATTTAAATTGGGTCGAAATCTATCCCTAACAAACTTTGAAACAATACTACGTGTACGATATGTTAAATTATCGGAGGCAAGTTCTCTATAAATAGACTCCATGTTATTATATCTTGTTTTGTAATCCATTATAATTCTAGCCGGTTTATTATCACACGCGCAAAGGGGTCCAATCCAATATTTACCGTGTTCAAGTAGGTCTTCTTCTGAGAACCGGGTTTCTAACTCCATATTTATATTACTTGGAGAGTATAATATACTATCTCTAATAAATTTTTGAATATGTCGCGTTTTAATTTTACCTAGAGTGTTTTTACGAGCCCATCTTTTTGGAATACCATTGCAAATATATTTACCGTGCACACATCGACTATTCATACAACCGTTACTTTGTCTCCATAGTCCCGGAGGTGGTGATATTGTTAATCTACGAGGTTTGTACAATTTATAATTATGATACCCATTAATCCTTCGCCACCAAATTTTTATCATATTGGCTTTCTTTTTCTCTCCAGCCTTGATACAAGGACCGATAAAATGCAATAAAACTATTCTAAAAGCTTTATAAGCTGTTGTGTCAATATATGACATAATTATTATATAATGATATACTTATTATATAATAAATCACTTTCAATTTTATTCCATAAAATGATTAAAAAAAGTATTTAAATTAAATACCATAAAACTACTATACAAAATGACAGATGCTAAAAAAGGCGGTAAAAAACGTGGTAGAAAACCCAAAAATACTAAAAAGGTGGATAAACCGCCACCTAAAAAGAGAGGAAGAAAGCCAAAAGGAGGTAAAATTATTAAAAATTTTGCTGACATGAATAAGAATCAAATTATTAAAAAAACAAATGTTATTTTACATTTGAAATGTTCAACGCAAGATTTAAATAAAAATAAAAATGACAACAACGACACCGATCCTGAATTTTTGAATATTAATAATCAAACAACTAATGTTAGTTATAACGAAATTAATATGACAGAAGAGCAAAAGATTGAGAAAAAAGATGTGTGGGAAAAAATTCGCCAGCTCAAAATAAAATTGCATAATAATGATGTATCTGATAAAAGATCCAACTGTTTTTGGTGCACATATCCTTTTGATAATCCGCCAATTTATATACCAAAACAGGAAAGAAATGGTAATATTGAAGTATATGGTTGTTTTTGTAGTCCTGAATGCGCCGTTGCATATCTCAAAAAAGAACCCCTTGATACATCTACATTATGGGAAAGATATGCTTTGTTGAATAACGTTTATTCGGATATTTATAATTATGAAAATAATATTAAACCAGCACCGGATCCACATTATATATTAGATAAATACTATGGTACATTAACTATTCAAGAATATAGGAAACTTCTTAATAATCAGCAACTATTGCTAGTAGTTGAAAAACCATTAACAAAAATTTTGCCGGAACTATATGAAGAAAATAATGATAGTCCCACAATTTATTCTAATTTGTTAACAGAAAAGAGCTCAGGAAAGCAACAACTTAGATTGCATAGGAAACTTCCTAAGAATTCGAAAAAGAGTATTTTGAATTCCAATTTTAACATGTAGTAATATCAATACCTAGGAAGTATTGTTATTACTGTATTCCCATCTTTTTATTATATGCTTCTTGGATATTTTTTATTTGTTCGGTTCTTTTTTTTCGGTTATCGTATGATTTATTTACATCATCCATGAAATTTCTGATTTCCGAAAAAACCTTTTGGTTGGTTGTTGTTGCTTCAACCGTCTTTTTTTTATTGTCTAATGTGCCCATAAATTCTTTGATAACATTCACTGGTTCGCCTTTGTGTTCTCTTAATTTAGTAAAAGCTTCTTCAAAAGTATATGTGGTTTGTCTCATTACAATACCAATCAAATGTCGTATTGTTGCTATTTCTATAACCTTTTTATAATCTCCTTTATGATATGTTAGTCCGTGCATTGCTTCTGTCTCACTTAAATTTGTTTGAGAACAAACATGTTTGATAATTTTATAATGTTGTTCGGTCCAAACATTTTTAGATATGTCTTGTACTATATTATTAGATATATCTGAATTTCCACTGTTATCCATTTATAATATAATTAAAAATTATTTTAAATCGTATTAAACGATTCTGTATATTATTAAATAAATATGGAAGGATCTAAAGTTAGAGAAACAGAAGTTAGCAAAATGATGAGCGAAGTAAGTGAAGTAATTACTTCACATCTAAATAATTTCGTTGATCGTTTCGAGGAAAATAATAAAACAATGGTGTCTACAGTTGAAATACTCAAAGAATTGCCTATTATTAAAGACCTAGAGGATAGGCTCGCGAAGGTAACCGCTGAAAACATTCAGTTAAAAGATAAAATAAAGGAAATGAAAAATAATAAAAAGCATATTATGCTACAAACAGAGGAAATAAATGTAGGCGAGGTACCTGTTAGTTATTCTGAAATCGATGCTTTAGTAACTACACAAGTTCAGAATAAAAGTCTTGAATCCACGCAATATAGCGGAGGATTATATATGGATTATATGGCAAATCAATCAGATACAGATACTAGTGATAGCGATTCTGCGGATGATAATGATGAAAATCCTGAAAAAAAATGGCTACATACGCCAGTACAGGGTACATTACTTGGTACATGGAGCGAGAAAAAAGATTCGAACAAGGGTCCCGCAGAGCTAGCACGCGATGAAGAAGGTGTGGTTGAAATTATAACTAAAGAAGCTGAAGAAGATGAAGAGGCTGAAGAGGAAGATGCTGATGAAGAGGAAGAAGCTGATGAAGATGATGAAGAGGAAGATGCTGATGAGGAAGATGCTGATGAAGAGGAAGAGGCCGAAGAGGAAGATGCTGATGAGGAGGAAGAAGCTGAAGAAGATGAAGAGGCTGAAGAGGAAGAAGCTGATGAGGAGGAAGCTGAAGAAGATGAAGAGGAAGAGGAGGAAGAGGAGGAAGAGGCTGATGAGGAGGAAGAAGCTGATGAGGAGGAAGAAGCTGATGAAGAGGAAGAAGCTGATGAAGAGGAAGCTGATGAAGAGGATGATGAAGAGGAATCTGAGGGTGAAGATGGCGAAGAACTAGAAGTTGAGGAGATCGAAATTGAAAATGTTATATATTATTGTACAAATGAAAAGGATGGTATTTTATTTGAATGTGGTGAAGATGGTGAAATCGGTGATGAAATTGGTCATTTGCAAAATGGAACGGTCTTTTTTTCCTAATATAATATAAGATGGTTTTACAAGAGATTTGTGCCCCAGCATTAATATATTTGGTATTTTCTATGACACAGGTTGTTATCGATACTGTAAAAGGTACGTACAACATAGCTTTTATAAAATTATGGGTTACCCTAATTTTTACAATACTACTTAACTTTCTATGTAATAAGGGTTTAGGAATTGTTTCATGGATTATTGTTTTTATACCTTTTATTTTGATGACAGTCATTGTAACAATGATTTTATTTATGTTTGGTTTGGATCCAATAACAGGTAGAAAGGCGCGTGTAACTACATCGCATCCTACACATCGCAAACACCATAAACACCATAAACACCATAAACACCATAAACATCACAAACGCCATGATCCTAGATATTTAAGAACAAAACATCATCATAATAAAAAAGGGCAAAGTGCAGAGTATGCGCATAAATTTAATTCGGGATATGATGAATCTGATATATCTCCAGATACTAAAACTGCTTTGAGCGATGCCGTTAGATCTAGAAGTCATTTAGATAGCGATCCCTTACAAAAGAAACAATAAAAGTATTTAAAATGATAACAAATTATATAACTATTATGTTTTATGATTTGTGCTATTATATTCTTTTACCTTTAGCGTGCGCAACAGGAGCAGCTGGATTATATTATATTGCGGATCCGGTTGATGCGAAAAATAAAGCTTTTAATTTGTCATGGAGTATGACAAAATTTTACATAACATGGTCGGACAGACTAGGATTATTTGTGAACGAATATATGCCTGAGAGTTCGGATAGCGAAGATGATGAAGAAGAAGATGAAAATGTTCCTACAAAATATTTTATATTTTATAACAATGAGCAACGGAATAGTTATATTGCAGATGAGATAAACGATGAAATAATGAAACATGTAGAGGATAATATTAAGCCTTCGATAATGTTTATTAGAAATAGAATTGGTCAATATCAGTACTATAAAAGGACATTCACACCTGAAGAAAAAAACACAATATATAGTACTTTAGCTGAAAAACTATTTATTCAAGTTGAATATGTAACAAAGGGAAAGGATGGTAAAGAAAATGTGATAGATATTCATTCAAATTTAACGGGGTTCTATGTAAACGAAAATATTATTTTGGATAAAAAGTTTTTAGAGTGGTATCTTGCGCAATATTATGAATTAAATGATATAGATGATTATGAACTCCGAATTTTTGATAAAGATGTTAATATGTTAAATTTGAAATCAACCCAAGCCATTAAAATCGAGAATGATTCATATTCAATCGTGGAGAGTTCGATAATCGAAAAGAAATCAAATGAAAAATCCGATGAGAGTGATAACGTATCAAAATATGAAGGAGCTACTGAAGAATAAATTATAAAAAGATATTAAAAAATTGACACATGAGTTTATTATAATGGATACAACAAATACAGTCATGAGTTCTTCAGCAGTGGTAAAACCCGAAAATAAACAATCACATCACCTGTTATATGATAAATGGGTTCTGTGGGCCCATTTACCACATGATACCGATTGGACTATTAAAAGTTACCAAAAAATAATGAATATTACCAGTGTTGAACACATGTTGTCATTGTATTCTGTAATGCCTGAAAAGTTAATTAAAAATTGCATGTTATTCCTTATGCGAGAGGGTATAAATCCTACATGGGAGGATCCTGCTAACAAAGATGGCGGATGCTTCTCATTCAAAGTTTCCAATAAAACTGTACCAAGTGTTTGGAAAAAGCTAAGTTATGTATTGGCAGGAGAAACACTATCTAATAATCATAAGTTAGGGAAAGTTATAAACGGTATTACTATATCGCCGAAACGATCATTTTGTATAGTAAAAATTTGGATGAAAAATTGTTCAATCCAAAATCCAAGCAAACTTACCGAAGTTCCAGGACTTAGTGTCCAAGGTTGTATATTTAAAAAACATAAACCTGAATATTAATTTATTAACATAGTAAGTTACGTTAATAAATTAAATTTTAGCTATTATTTGTACGTGTTTCCTATAATAATCGCTATCTAATTTTAAATTGCGAATCACAGTATTTAAATCAAATACTTCATGTTCAGGAGTATCCTGTGGTATTTGATGATTTAATTGTACAAAATGTAAATGTAATCTCCAAAATGTTGGTGGAAAATGAAGAAGTGTATTAAATTTTTTACTTTTAATATAATTGGAAAACTTATTTCTAATATCTTCCAAGTATGGTATATCGTCTTTGGTCAAATCCAATAAAGATCTATAATCTTTTTTACACCATGCTGTATAGTGAAAACTATCATTTGTGTGTCTAGGATCAATCACTGTTATAAAATTAGAATGATGAAATACTGCGTGATTTTCAGTTACATCGCTCGGTATGATTTTCATTAATAATAATAATAATCATAACTTTACATCATTATTTAATATGATAAATTTATAAAACAGCAAAAGCTGGACCAAGTCCTTCTACTATTTCTTCTTCCTCTTCAATCGGTCCATCTTCATCCCAATAATTAGGATCTACTTTTACTTCTGAATTAGGCAGTGGTGGTTTTTTCACCAAAACAGGATAAATAATATCAGGTGGCGTGTAAGGCGACGGCATGCTTCTATCATTGCAAAAATTACATTGCACATATTTAATACCATAATTATCTAGAATATGAGTATGTCGCCTTTGTTGGATTTTAAAATACGATGCTCGTTGTAATATAGATTTATCGGTTATATAAAAAGTTTTAACAGAAAACTTTGAAGATGCATATATGTATAAATCGCCCTGACCTGCAATCGCCGGTCTTTCTTTAGGTGTAAAAATGCTCATATAATTACCAATTTGTTTATTATCGCTAGTATAAAATTGTAAAAACAAATCTTCAGGTTCTCTAGTATATTTTGGAGGGTTGCTAAACACATCAGGTTGATCGCCGCCATTTGATAGAAGTGGTATTTTATTAGACTGTGGATTTAAAGACAAAAAACTAGAGTTTTGAAATGCTATAGTATATGGATTTGTACCGTTTAGATAACTTGTTAAATTATTTTGAAGTATCGTTTTTTGTTCAGAATTTAGCAAATCACCATTTATTCCCCCTGCAATATATGATACTGTTATTGACACGAGATCTTTAAAATCAAATCTTTTAGATTTGAGAAACCTACCTTGGTGTTCACCATTTTCATCTATATCACCTGTACCTCCAAAGCGAACATGGTATGTTGTAGGTAATGGAGCTGCTAATGAATTGAAACCTGGCGTTGTGCCGGCAGTATTTGTATTATAAAACGGATTACTAGAATTGGGTCCAGACCATAATGCGGATGATTTAACGATTTCTACATTGTGATGATCTAACGATGTTCCAGTAAAGGGGATAAATATTTCACTATTTATTAAAGAACCGCTTGAAAAGTCTTCTTTAAGCACATTGCATTGCTGCTCACCGCATTTTTTATTACAGTTATCTCTCCTCGATACATAAATATTCCCAACGCCTCCAGCATTTTGTCTGTTTTTAGGTTGACGAATCTTACATACAGTAAGTGGATCAAAATTAACCACACGTTTACAGTATCGTTTGGCTGCTTCATCGCCTATTTTATTAGGGTCTAATTCATATAAGCAGCGCAATCCCTTATAACCTTGTCCACATGTTTGCAAACGAGAATTTACACGTCTACCCAACAATGATAATGTAGGGCCCTGTTTTCCAATTCTAGGGGCAGAACCAGCTTGCATTAATCCTGTTTGATTTGTCCATCTATTTTTTAAAGCTTTTCTAACTCTTTTCGCTCTTCCACTCATTATATTATATATTAGATAAATAATATAATTAATGCCCTTTGCAATCTGAAGGCAATGGTGCTAAACATAGTTTAATTGTACCCAATGATGCTACTGAATACTTTACTATTAAAGGTAAATCGTTTTCCAAAAACATCTCTATTGAATTACACAAATTGGTACATTTAATAAAATATCCTAGATTTTTTAATGAAAATTCACCTTGTATAACTTTGCTTTCATCCTGACTTTTAATAAATTCAGTTACAGCATCACTTTCAGACCTCGTGATCTCGCAAGTTGCGAATGGTCCAGAACACTTGAATATTAATTCATTTCCAACCGATTTTATTTCTAAACGATCGCTTAAATTTGAAAGATCACGAATAATTTTTTGAAAATCAGAAGATGGTAAATTAATTATTGATGAGAATTCTACATCTGGTACATCTAATTCTTCCTCCTCCGGTTCAATTAACTTTAATTTTTGATTTTTACACTGTTTAATATCTCCGTTTTCAAATTTTAAACCCAGATGGTCTACGATCCCTTCACTATATTCAGATTCATTAATATAAATAGTAAGCGTATCATCATTATCTATGGTATTTATCAATTTAAATAAATGAAACATGTTAACGCCAATAACAATCTTTGGATATTTGCAGTAATAATGCTCAAATTTTTCTGCATCTAAGAAAAGATGAGCCAAAATAGTATGCGATTTATCCATATTAACAATGCGGATACCATCAGGTTTAAATGTAATATTAGTTTCAAGCAAAATATCCTTTAATGCAGTCATTAGTGTACGAAAAGGTGCAATTTGTACAGTTTTTATCTCTAATACATTACCGTTATTTTGTGAGAGTGATGTCATAGTATAATATTTTTTCCGATTTAATCTTTAAATACTTATGCGTTCAATAAACGAAAATTAAATAAATTATTATTTTTAAT